TAAGTATAGGCATAAGACTATACTTCTGTATCATTCTAATAAGCCAATTGTTGTAGATCTTCTGCCCATCAAACTCATTAAACTGCAACTCTGCTACAATATTATCCCCAAATTCTCTCATTAAAATTTTAAGATACTCTTCGGCCTCTTTTTCTTTGCCAGCTCTAACCATTTGAGACATTTCACTAACCGCGCAAGATGTGGTAATAAACAATCCGTTTTTGTTTTCAATTAACCAATCAGTTTTTATTCTACCACGCCTGTAAAATCCTTCCGTAAAAGATCTATAAACTAACTTATTTAAGTTCACAAAACCATCTTGGTTCATTACAAAAATAGATTGATGACTTGAACCGCCCTCGTGCTTTTTTGCGTCCTCGAAATCACCCATTTGATTGTTTACATATGCCTCAAGACCTATAATAGGTTTTATGCCAGCAGCTTTACATTTTTTCCAAAACTCAAAAGTGCCTGAAACTGTACCATGGTCGGTTATTGCGATTGCTGGATGATTATATTCCTTGGCTAACTTTACATAATCATCCATGTTACCAGCACCATCGAGAATAGAGTGATAACTGTGGAGGTGACAATGAACCATTGGTCTTTTTTTCCTGTCCAATTCTAGCTTTTGCACCTCTTTTTTTAACGCATCTCTCTTCTCTTGAAACAACTCTGTGGCGTATCCCTCGTTGGTTTTAGCCAATTGCGTAAACTCATCTGTGTACACGTGTTGTTTGCCACAGTTACAGTTTTTTTGATTACATATTTGGTTTTGATATTCCATTTAATCAATCAACTCACCTAAATCAATGTTGTGTTCATTAAACAACTCATTAATTCTTTCAAAAACAAAGTCTAGAACTTCATCTTTTGTCAAATGATCCATTCTATCTTCGCATTCCCTTCTAAGGTTGCATGAAATTTGAAATAATACGAAAGTCATATTAAGAGATTTTACACACCGCATATGAGCTTTTCTATCTTCTGGATTGTCTAAATCAAATTTTAATTGTGCTTTTGCCATATTTACAATACGAAAATAGTCAAAAACCTAAATAAAAGCAAATTTTTTAAGATTAATAGAAAAATTATCTAAAAAAAACAGTAAAAAACTAGATAAAAACAAGCTTAATACTCGCTATCGAAATCCTGTCTAGTTTTCAATATTTTACGAGAAAGCTCTGGCAAAGCATAATTCTTTAATCTAGATATTTTACCCCTAGCTCTTACACCTCTAATTTTAAACTTTTTTGGTCCAAGAAATTCATTGATATCGTTTTCAATATCGGCTATAATTTCTTTTATTTTTGCCAAATCATACTTTATTTTATAAGTGTCATTGATATTATAAAGATCATCAAACTTCATCGCTTTCATTTTTTAATTCATCCACACCTTTATTTTCTGAAACATCTTCAGTACTTGATTCGAAAAGATTGTTTTGTGAATCTTCAATTTCTGTTTCAAACAAATGATTTTCAACATCAATATTTTCTTCTTCAAAAATTGGATTATCTGAATTTTCAAAATCATCAACCACTTCGCTTACAATCTTTGGTTTAAAAAGGTTTTCCAAAGTTGTCATCATGTCTTGAGTTTGATTTATAAGCTTTTCATTATTTGTAAAAAGTGTATCTTTTTCAGATTCTATCTTTTCTTGAATAATGCCTGGCTCTGTTTCTTCTTTTTCAATTGAATCAATACTATTTTGAATTCTCTCAAATAACTTTTTAGTTCTGAAATTCAATTTCTTGTTATTGTTTATTAAAATAGAATCAACCTCCTCTTTTTTATCTTCGCCAAGTAAATCGTCAAGATAATTACCAAATCTATCATCAGATTCTTTAAGTAATTTTTTCAACAATCTATTTTTACCCTCTGATAAAGGAGCTTCTTCTGGTTCTGTTTCGCCAGTTGGAGTCTCAGGTGTTTCAGCACCAACCTCTTCAGCTCCTGGAGTTCCGCCAAGTTCTTCCCCACCAATTTCTTCTTCACCTGGTAAACCAGCCCCCATATCCATTCCACCACCTCCAAGCAAACTGCTGGTAGCGCCACCGCCACCACCACCCATATCACCGCCAGTTTCTTCAGAAGGCTTAGCAACAGCACCTGGTATTTCATATTTGGCATCAAGATCAGCAAACAAACCAATTTTTTTGTAAGTGTCAACACCAGAGTCAATCTCGGCAAATATTTTCTTCTCAATTTTTTTCTGTTTAAGAATTAATTTAATCTCTTGCTTAGAAAAACCAAGAATATTTTCCATTACCCAAGTCCAAGATGTAAACGAAGTTGCATCTGGTTTATAATATTCATTCGCCACCTCAAGTCTTGCCTTTTGAGTTTCAAGTTTCAACAACTCTTGTTGTGTAGATGGGTTTGTAAGTGTTAAAGTAAAATTATCAATGTCATCTTTAAATCCTGCAAAATATAAATGGATATTAACAATTCTACGGAGCTCCATTAAAAAAATCTCCTGAATCCCATTTATTGTTCTGGCGAATCTAAGATCTGCCTGAGAAAGAGTGCTTCCACCTGGCATTGATTCAGCATAATTCAAATATGCTTTTGGAACTTGCAAAGAAGCAAATAATTTGTTTTGTAAGTATTCAATATCTTGAATGTCAGAAAGATTACTTGCACCTGGCAATGTGTCAATCCTAGATGACTTATCACCCCTAATCGGAATAAAATAATCCTCTGTAATGTTCATTGGATTATACTTCATATTGATATTTCCAGTTCTTGAGTCTACTATTGGTTGCTTCTTTAACTGGTTTTGTATTTTTTGAACATATGTTTTTACATCTCCATCTTCTAGATTACCAACTTCAATATAAAATACTCTTCTTTCAGGAGCTCTTGTAATACGATAAACCAACATTGAATCTTCTGCGAGCTGTAATTGTTTCCACAATTTTCTTGCTGGATCCAAAATTGAACGTCCGTATGGTATCTTCATGGTATCCTCAATAAGTCTAAAGTGAGCTATTTGCCACTCTTCGAAATATTCATTTACCATATCATATCTAAATCTTACAGCTCCAGGTTTTCCATCATAACCATCTTCCCTATGCACATCTTCTGGACGCAAAGTTTGGAAATCATATATCCCCTCATCTTTGTCAATATGAAGATGGACAAAATAATCTCCATATTTTACAAGATCGCGAATCCACAATTTTGCATTAAACTCTATACTTAACCTCTTGTGAAGAAGATCTTTTATAACCTCTTTTATTCTTGAGTTGTCTGAATAAATTTCAATAATATCTCCACCAGCTGATCTAGTAAGCGCCTCGTCTCTAATTATATTAAGAGCTGCAGCAATCTCTGGCGACATGTCCATAGCTCTATAATCCTGATAAGCCTGCAATCTATCAGTGTCAAAATAAAGCGTTTTTTGATACAGGTTGTGAGCCATCTTGTTCACCTGCCAATCTAAAAATTGCTGTTGAATGTTTTCTATGCTGTTATCAGTAACTGTTCCAACAAAACTCGTTGGGGTTCCAGGTATTTGAGCAACTCTTTTCTTTCCACCATTTATAGCGTCTAAAACACCCTGAAAAATGTTATCTTGTTTGTTATTTTGTTGATTATCTGCCATATAAGATTATTATTTAATTAAAAATATGTATTAAAAACATAATTATAAATAGTTAAAGTTATTTTGTTAACCAACTTAAGTCGTCATCATCTTCTGTATCTCCATTTCCAAAAAATAAACCACCACTTCCGCTTGGTATATCAATATCTTTACGCGGCACTTTAACCTCATCTTTTACAACACCAAACGAAGAATTTGTTGAAAAAGACATTGCATCCAACATGTTTTTATACATATTTTTTGTTGCTGAAACGTTGTTGTATTCTGTATTTCTTATGTAAAGAGCTATACCATACGCCATTAACAAGTCATCATTATAGCCTTTTTCGGCCTCTGGTTTATCTCCATTCATTATAAAAGTCGACATTTCAGCAACCAACCTTTGAGAATGAATGATAATGCCACCCTCTCTTAGATGCTCTACTATAGATTTTACAACAGCTGGTCTGGAAGTTTTTGTAGATTGAAACCCTGGTATTTCTACACCCAAATCTACCTTATAATCATAAGGTCTAACATGCATTTCTTGCGTGTTTTTAGAGTAAAACAACCTTTTGTATTGAAGTTTATCTCTAAGGTCATAACCAACGCCCAAACCAAATGAATTGGCCTCCACAACAACAAATGCATTATTATAAGTCCTTCCAACCCAATCAATCAGATATGGAAATAAATCTACACCTATTCTTTCTCTAAATTCAGCAACCTGTTCTAATGTTTCTACATCAAGAACCTGTATTGTAGAGTAGTCTTTTCCATCACCCCTGGCAACGTCAACTCCGACTATATATGATCTACCTGGTTCTGGCTTTTTAAACACATGAAAGTTTGTTTCGTTTGTTACAAATGAACCAGCTTGAGGTGTGCCTTTGTATAAATAATCATATTTGATAAAAAGATTAGGCTTTTTATTCCTAGTCATTTTATCATATCTTTCAATAATAGCACCATCTATCGCTAAATATTTTGATCCTTCGAAAGATAAATCTAATTCTTGTGCAATCTTTACACTGTCATATCCAAGACGCTTACATTGTTCTTCATACCAAGGGCTCCATGGTATATCTTTACCAGTAGTAATATCTTTTCTCCACTCCAAACCTTCTGATGATTGAGGGTTCTCTGTCCAATGAACACTCATATCATTAAAATCATTTTCACCATTTATTGCGTCTATCCATGTTTTATGATATAACCCACCAGTTCCATTTGGTGTTGATATCATTATACATTTACCTTTTGTTGCAGATAAAGCCATACCAGCTCCCATCCAAATATCTTCATCGTCTTTTATAAAAGCAGTTTCATCAAGAACCAACATTGTCAAAGATTCTCCACGACCAGCGTTTGGAGAACTAGCCTTGGCCTCTACCCAAGAACCATTTGAAAATTCTAACTTTTTTTGATTATCTGTTGCTTTACTTTCTGGGCGCAACCAAGATGGAGTGTTATCTATAAATTGTTTTACAGTTGCCAAGAAACGTATTGCTCCAGCCCCATCGTTAGCGATAATTAAAATTCTTTCTTCATATCTGAACATCAATCTCCAAGCCACATACCCTGCAGTTATAACACTGAGACCTGTATTGTGTACCAATATACCATCTGTAAAAAAATTTTCATTTTTTTCTACAGTTACGTCATAGCATGTTTTTTTTGATGTTTTTTTAATTTGTTTAACTAAAATTGTTTTATGATTTTTACCTTCTTTTTTAATTAA